TTTGCTGTTGGTGTTGGTTTAGGAGCTACAGGTTTAGGAGCTACAGGTTTAGGAGCTACAGGTTTAGGAGCTACAGGTTTAGGAGCTACAGGTTTAGGAGCTACAGGTTTAGGAGCTGCTGGTGTTGGTTTAGCACCCGGTTTTGTTGGTGCTTTTGGTGGAGCAGGTGGTTCCTTAGGTGCTTCTTTTTTGACTGCCTCTTTTATCTGCTCAGGTATTTCTTTTTGTCTGTCTGCTAAGGCTTTCAACACCTCTTCTCTTCTACGCTTTACTTTAACTTCTTTTTCTTCTTCAAAATCGTATTCAATTTCATAGTGTTTGAGTTTATCATCATGTGTTTTTTTCATAAACAAAAACATTTTTGTAGCCACATCGGCTATGCCTTCACCTTTTTTGAGTCTATTTCCTTTTGCAACAGTAGAAAAGAAAGATGTTTGAACAGTACCAACTGCTCTATCAGTACCAATTTTTCTTGGAACTTTAATCTGGTGGCCAAAACCAGTGAAATGTGATATATCGCTTCTGCTTCTACCCATTAATATACCAGCAAGAGCACCACCAATGTTACCAGTAAATGTTTTTGCTATATTGATTGGGTCAAATTTTTCTTGTATTCTTACTGCTTTAGCTTCTAATGTATCAGAAACACTACGACCAATGGAACTACCAAGGCCTTGACCTTTGACTAAATTATCAATAACATTACCTAATAGACCACGATTTCGTATTCTGGATGCTCTATTGTATGCACCAGCACGACTTTTGGTTTCTTCAAATTCTTCGTTTTCTTCTGTCATCTATGTTGCTTCTGCTTAATCTTTTCGTTTTCTTGTTCGATGTATTGTATAAGCATAGCAACGTATATGTCCCTTTCCCAAGGTATCATATTTTCAAGTTCAATTAAACTGTATTTGTGATGCTGCATGAGGGAAAAATTAGTTGTATAATAGTTCCTCAAGTTATCATGCCGCATCACTAGCCGAAAAAACTTTCGAGGCCCTCCACTTCAATGGTGTGATGGAAATTGCACTTCTTACAGGTCAATTCTAGTTTCTTATCTAACTTTGGTAGGTTATTAAAGAACTCTTCAATCTTTGCAAATTGTTCTTGGTTCAATGTTTCAATAAACTCAACCAACTCATCTGGACTTGTTTCTTTTGCATAATAATATTGTTCACCATCAAAGATGTAATCAACACTTTCAACAATCATATCAAAAGCCATATCAGTTGCATTATCAAATTTGTTTGAACGCTCTAATATAGAAAATTCTGGATACTTCATACCAATACTAATCTTGTCGGTGAGTTGGATGTTACTATCAGGACTATTGGACATATCGACCTTAATATCCAATAAGTTCACACTAGAATCCATTAAGTTACCACACTTTGCACCATTGACTTCATTCTCGCAACGATACTTACTTTCTACAATCTCGCCTACAGACCTTGCACGTAGGTTCAAGAAATAGAACTCTACATCAATGATAGGTAAAGACTCAATGTCGATGTTCTCCGTCAATGTACAATTGTGTAGAACCTGTTTGATGTTCTTTTCAATCGTTTCAGTATCATTTGCTTCCATGGCCATCATAAGATTACGTTGCTCTTTGACTAGAAATGGTCTAAAGCGAATGTGTTTCTTTGATAGTGGTAAGTCTATTTCATAAATTGGCACATCAATTTTTGGTAAAGCCATTATAATATCTCCATTATATTAAACATTTGGATTGAGTACAAAACCATTATTAGTTTCAACATTTCCGTTTGCATTCGTAACTGGTAAAGATGACACCAATGGTGCTGGTGCTGGCACAATTTGTCCGTTAGTAAAGAATGATTGTTGTGCAGCAGAACCTTCAAATGAAGTTAATCCAAAATTCGATTGGTTTTGTGTTTGTGGTAGACTTTCGTATAACAAATCTATACCGCTATTTTGCCAGTAATCATAAGCAAAAACCACACTTAATTTGTGGTAACCATCATTCGACCAATCTAAGTCCATCTGGTTGATTGCAATTGGATATGCTTTAAACAGGTTAACAGAGTAAGTCAATACATTCTGTAAATCATATTGGCTAATTGTAATCGTTGATGCAAAGTTTTGTTTGTAATCAAAATCAAAAGATGTGGTTGGGTTGATGTATTCCATCCAAACATCAAAGAAAGTTCTTTCTGTCATTTCGGCTGACACAATAAAGGTCATCGTCAAATCATTATATGACGAGTGCATTGGAAATTTGGATGTAGGATTAGAACCAAACTTTTGGTCTACTGTTCCAAACGTTCTTCCAGGTAATTCTGTGGATTCACAACGCAATGATAGGTTACGCAAAACAGGACTGTAATTCTGCAACATGGCAGGAACAACAATATTAACGTCAAACCTATTAGGTCTGGCTACATCAGTAGTAAATGAATTGATAAAATTGTTGATGCTAGGGTTTCCCATTATTCGTCCTGATTAAAGTGAGCCATGTGGTCTTTCCATTCTTTCACAGAATCTTGCCACACTTTTTGTGGTTTTGCGCCTCTAAATTGTTGAATAGGCAACATAGTGGCCACATCCCATTCTTTCGGTTCTATCATCAATATTCTAGACCTCAAATGGCTATACAAATAACGCTTCAAACATGGTCTGAACTCTGCATACCTCTTGGTTGCAGTTAGAATATCATAAGAAATTCTCATTCTTTTGATATCATCATCAGGTGTCAACTGAGCATATCTCATCAGTTTCTGTAAGAAAGCTACACGATACTTGACTGGCAAGTAATGTATATTCAAACCTAGAAACCCATCATTGTACTTCTCTAACACCAATACCATTGGGAATCTATCCCAATATGGCAATTCATCTTTGGTCTTTGGATCATAATAATAACAATACATCATGCCAATTCGTAACTGGCCTGGTTGTTTCTGTCTACTTACTTCACCTTTGATGGTGATGGGAATGGCCGATGGTCGCTTTATCTCATTTATTTGCTTCTGCAACCATGCAACGGCATCTTTGGACATAGTTTTATGTCCTGCCGATTTCTTTTCCTCTGCAAGTGTGGTAAGTTTTGATGTCATATTCTATTTAGTTAGAGGCCTAACTCTTTTTCCGTCAATACTTTAAACTGCCAACCTTTATCCAAACAATATTCCTGAGCAGCTTTCCACTTGGCTTGATTGATACCGTATGTCATGACCTCAGTTATGTATTGTTTCGTCACACGGCTTCGTTTGGTTGGTTCCACAGACTGTTTTTGGGGTTTGACCTCAATCATCATAGTGCTTACCTTACCATCTTTGTTCTTTACTTTGACGATAAAATCTGGAAAATACCTGTGGCGTTTGCCATCCACAGGTGATATATAAGGGATTGCTAGCTCTTCTGATGCCCATGATATGACATTAGGTTCTTTGTCAAGCCATGTCATCACCCTCGCCTCCCATGACGAGCGATAAGTGATTTTGGTATAATCACCCACGTACTTTTGTGGATTTTTTGGAGTAAACTTGCCGGAATATGCCATAAATAGTATGTATAATCAATTTTCAAAAAACAAATGCCAATAGATTTAGTCTCTGTATCAACTGGACCGTCAATTTCACAGGTTACTGGTCCATTGGCCAATCTGGATCAACCAAGACCATCATTGACACCATTGGTTTATCCTGCTGATTTAGGTTCTTCTACCAAGAACCACTACGTCAAATTTTCAATAAAACAAATCGTACCTTCTACACCTGTCTCTGGTGATGAAGGTAGTACACTATTGAAAGATGTTGCTTCTAGAATTGCATCTTTTAATTATGCAACACCAACAACAGATGCAATTGGTGTTATTTGTTTATATATGCCAGATTCTCTAACTGCTTCATATAATGCCTCATACGACCAATTGAACCTGACGAATGATTTGGGTAAAGGCATAACAGCTATTCAAGGTATTACTTCTTTTTTAAATAGTAAATCCGGAGACAAAAATACTACGTCAGCTACTTCTTCCGATCCTAGTTATATTGCAGGTGTAGCTTTGGCAGGTCAATCCGCTTTACAAGCAGCAGGATTAGGTGGAAATGGAATTGTAGATTTTGCACTACAATCTCAAGGCTTCGCTATTAATCCACAACTACAAGTGATATATCGTGGTATTGATTTTAGGAAATTTCAATTAAGTTTTATATTTACGCCTGCTTCACAAGAAGAAGCTTTGATGGTTAATAGAATTATTGCAACATTTAAATATCATTTTGCACCAGAATTGATTACTTCTTCTAACGCAATTAATGGTATGTTTTTTACTCCTCCATCTTTCTTCAATGTTGAATTCATGTTTAACAATGATGAGAATCAATTCCTACCAAGATATGGAGATTGTGTGTTAACTGATATTGATGTCAATTTTGCACCAAATGGATTTGCATCCCATAATGATGGTGCACCAGTTCAAACAACATTGACATTGGGATTCCAAGAGATTGAAATTGTCACAAAAGCAAAAATTGCTTCTGGTTATGGTGCAACTTCTCGTACACCGTTTAAAACAACCTCAGAATCTGTTGCAGGATTACGCTAATGAAATATTTCCAACAGTTTCCTACAATTCAAATGACTGATTACAATGGCAACAATGTCAATGTAACCAATATAATGGAAAGAGTGGATGTAATTCCTAATCTATTACAAAATGCACAGTTGTTTTACTCTTATAGTATCAAAGATACTGATACACCAGACATCATTGCACAAAAATATTATAATGACAGTTATAGATATTGGATAACACTATTCAGCAACCAAACTATTGATCCAATTGGTAACTGGCCAATGAATCCTAATTTGTTTAATGACTTTTTGGTTGATAAGTATGCAAGTGCTACCGCCAATTCATTGAACATTGCTGTTGCGAATGTTACGTCTTCACAAGTCTTAACATACACACAGAACACAATTTATCAATACATCGAAACAATAACAACAACAGACTCCACTTCATCTGAATCAAATACAACAATGTATATCATCGATAGTAATGCATATGCAAACGTAGAACAAGGAACTGTAAGTGTGATATTGCCTAGTGGTGCAGGTGTTACAATAACAACACAAGCTTATCCACAATACATATATGATTATGAAGTGCAAACAAATGAAGCTAAAAGAAATATAAATCTAATCAATGTCAATTACGCCGGTTCATTAGAAAATCAACTATCTTCGTTATTAAAATAATATGTCTGCTGCAGGAATTCTTAATACAAGAGACTATGAACTAAAAAGTCTCACACTACTAACAGCTCTCGGTACTATTGAGCTGCGTCTTATTATGAATGAGATTTCATACCATGAAGATTTATTTGGTGGTGTGGTTTCTGGTTATGTAATGATTACTGAATCCAATTCATATGCAGAATTGTTAGGTCTAAATGGTAATGAATTTTTGGTAATGATATTCGGTAAGTATGATGATCCAAATAATATAATCACTAAGAAGTTTCGTGTATATAAGATTGACAAGAGAAAATTGGCAGCCAACATGTATACAGAGGTATACACATTGCAGTTTTGCTCAGAAGAATTGTTGATGTCTGAACAGTATAAGATTAGTAAGTCATATCCAAACCAAACAGTCCAAGAAGTTATTACAGATATCTGCACCAGTAAATATCCAGGAACACCTGGACTAGGAATAGATCCAAGTAGATTACAGATTGACCCAACTTATGGAACGTATAGTTTCATCGTACCAAATTTAAAGCCACTTGATGCTATAAATTGGTTATCAATATATGCTAGACCAGATTCACCACAATATCCTGGTTGTGATATGGTTTTCTATGAAGATAGAGATGGCTTCAAGTTTAAATCTTTGCAAACATTGACCGATGGCCGTAACGTAGTAGTATATAATAAGTATCGTTATGATCCAAAGAACACTAATGAAGGTGACTTAACGGAAGAAGTTTTCAACGTAACGACATATGAGATACTTGACTCATATGACACATTAGAAGCTATAAATTCTGGTATGTTTGCAAATCAATTGATATCAGTTGACATACTAACCAGAAAGTCTATAACTACAAACTTTGATTATCGTCAGTATTGGAATAATCCTGTAACGGGTGGCCTGAATGATTATCCGCTAACAAACAATTTCAAAAACAGAGCAGGTCAAAAGTTAAATGAGACAAGTCAAGCAAAATTGAAACTGGTATTCTCTAACTTTGATGATGCTAACAATGCAGTTGTTCAGTCTCATCCAGGTTCAGTTGCACAAAACATTTATGCAGAGACCTACATACCATACAGAACAGCACAATTAGCATTGGCTAATTATACGAGAGTAAAGATATCTGTTCCAGGTGACCCTTTGTTGACTGTTGGCAAAGTCATTCAATTTGATTTGTTATCTAAAAATCCAGCAATCAAAGAACCAGATTTGTACTATTCTGGTAACTATTTGGTGACAGGAGTTAGACACATGATTACACAAAATGATTTTAAAACTGTTTTAGAAATAGCAAAAGAAAGTTTGCCAAATCAGTTGCCAGACATACAAGATGATTCTACAAGTTGGACTAGCGTGGTGAATGGATGAAGACAGTAAATAATTTTGCAGGTCTTAATGGGTTCTGTTGGTGGGTCGGTGTCGTTGAGAATAGAGCCGATCCATTAGCACTAGGCCGATGCCAATGCCGTATTTTTGGTTGGCATACAGAAGATACAACTATGATTCCCACCAAAGATTTGCCTTGGTGTCACCCAATGAACTCAATAAATACGGCCAAACAGTTTCAACCACTAGAAATAGGAGATTGGGTGGTAGGTTTTTT